AGACCCCTTCTCTGTCCCCGGAGTGCTCGATACAGCGTGTTGGAGTCGTACTGGTACTACAGGCCCTACTGTAGGCGAAACGCTTCAGAGAGCCGGACACAAGCTCAGAAGAGCAGATAAGAATAGAATACAAGGTAAGATACAGATTCACGAATACTTGAAGCTAACACAAAGCGGTAGGCCACGAATACAAATATTTAATACATGCCCTAACCTGATACGTGAGCTTCAAAGTATTCCTTTAGATAGGAAGAAGCCGGAAGACGTAGACACTAACGCATCTGACCACGCATACGATGCACTACGCTACCTCATCATGGCTAGACCTAGAATTAACGATACTATAAGTCAGTTAAGGCAGTTTAGAAAAGAAACATCTTTCCAGCCTATCGACTCAACTTTTGGATACTAATACATGAATGAAGAATACGAAGAATACGGAACAGCAGACGAAATCTACTTTAGCGATGAAGAAACCGCTGGTGGCTATGAGCTTGACCTAGAAGAAGATGTTCGTAACCGTTTCGTAGGCTTAGTAGAAGACCGCTACGCTCAAGCTGAACAAGCACGAGACTTTGACGAAAAGCGTTGGCTGACAGCCTATCACAACTTCCGTGGCATCTATGCTAAGAACATACGTTTTCGTGAGTCAGAAAAGTCTAAGGTATTCGTAAAGGTTACTAAGACTAAAGTGCTTGCAGCATTTGGTCAGTTGATTGATGTTATCTTTGGTACTGGTGAGTTTCCAATTGGTGTACGTGAAACACGGCTACCCGAAGGCATCGCCAAGTATCAACACATGGAACAAGGTGGAACTGGCATTGAAACAAGTGCTCCAGAGTATAAGCCACCAGAAACAATGGAAAAACCTAAAAACCCCTACGACGTTGGCTATGAAGGCGATGGTCAAGTTCTAGGGCCGGGTGCAACACTTACAGCCGTAAAAGATGTATTATCTGAAGCAATTGAAGAAGCTAACGTAGAGTTTGCAGATGGTGCTTCACCAAACCCACAGGCTTTGGAACGCTCTCCTGCTAAAGAAGCTGCACGTAATATGCAGACTCTTATCCACGACCAGATTGAAGAGTCAGGCGGTTCAAGCGAACTGCGTAATGCTCTGCTTGAGTCTGCGTTGTTTGGTACAGGTATTGTTAAAGGCCCATTCAACTACAACAAAACTCTAAGCCGTTGGGTAACTAATGAAGACGGAGAGCGTGAATACGAACCGCTAAACGTTCGTGTACCTCGCATTGAGTTTGTAAGTATCTGGGATTTCTTCCCTGACCCTTCTGCAACATCTATTGATGACTGTGAGTACGTTGTACACCGTCACCGAATGAACAAGTCTCAGCTAAGAGCATTGAGCAAAATGCCTTTCTTTAATAAGGACGCAATACGTGATTGTCTCCAGATGGGGCCAAACTACACCGAAAAAGATTATGAGCACGAGCTAAAAGACGACCAACGTACAGAAGACTACGGTTCAGGTCAGTTTGAAGTTCTTGAATACTGGGGCATCATGGATGCTGAATATGCACGAGAAGTGGGTATGGAATTGCCCGATGAGGTAGATGACCTAGATGAAGTTCAAGTTAATGCTTGGATTAGTAATGGAAAGCTTTTGCGTGGTGTTGTTAATCCATTTACTCCTTACCGACTTCCATACAACGCCTTTCCTTACGAGCGTAATCCTTACTCTTTCTTCGGCATTGGTGTCGCTGAGAATATGGACGACTCTCAACAAATAATGAATGGTCATGCACGTATGGCAATTGACAACCTTGCGTTAGCCGGTAGCTTAGTATTTGACGTAGACGAGTCAGCCCTTGTGGGTGGACAGTCTATGGACATCTATCCCGGTAAAGTATTCCGCCGTCAGGCTGGAATGCCCGGACAGGCTATCCACGGTTTGAAGTTTCCAAACACTTCTCAAGAAAACATGATGATGTTTGACAAGTTCCGACAGCTTGCTGACGAACAGACAGGCATCCCAAGCTACTCCCACGGTCAGACAGGCGTACAGAGCATGACTCGTACAGCATCTGGTATGTCTATGCTGTTGGGTGCAGCGTCGCTTAACATTAAAACAGTTATCAAGAACATTGATGACTTCTTGCTAAAGCCTCTTGGCGAAGCATACTACCAATGGAACATGCAGTTCTTTGAAGGCGAGCTAGACATCCAAGGTGACTTGGAAGTTCGAGCAATGGGTACTAACAGCTTGATGCAAAAAGAAGTACGTAGTCAGCGTTTGACTATGTTCTTGCAGACAGCTCAGAATCCTGCCGTTGCACCGTTTGTTAAAATCTCTAAGATTGTTAGCGAGTTGGCTTACAGCCTTGACCTCGACCCTGATGAGATTCTTAACGACCCAGAAGAAGCTGCAATAATGGCACAAATTATAGGAGCACAGAATGCTGGACAAGGAAATGGCGAACCGCTTGGGGCCGCTGGTGAACAACCCGGAGCTATGGGGGGCCCTGAAGGAGCACCTCCACAACCTATGGATGCTGGAGCTACAGGCACTGGCGGTGGAACAATCGGAACTGGGTCTGTACCGCAGGCAGGGGAAAGCGAGTTCACTGGTTAATCTAATGAAACTTAAAGAACAGGCTATTGAAGCCAGACAAAGAAAAGAGGAACAACAATGAAAAAAATTAAATACGCAGTAGGCTCAGTAGCTCAAGCAGCAGCAGAGGGTGCTGACTCATTGTTGTCTGAAGCTCGTAAAGATGTAGTAGCTGCTCGTGGCCCTGAACGCACAACCCCTGTAGAGTTTGAAGAAATGGCAGAAGCTGTATCTAAAACAAAAGGCAGCGCAGCAATGGAAGCTCCAAAAGTAGTAGAGTCTAACATGAAAGAAACTACTAAGCTTGTAAACTCTTTTAAGTTCCAAGGCGGAAACAAAAAGATGGACAAGCAGTTCATCATGGAGTCTTTAAGCGAAGTAGCTGATACGCCTGTTGTTGAGTCTAAGCAGTCTATCGCTGAGTTTATTACTGACCTACACCGTACACAAATGGATGAAGAGGCCAAGCCTCTTTTAGCTAATGATGACTTTAAAAAGCTTAATGCGTTTGCAAGCGATGAAGAGCGTGAAGCTAAGAGCGAAGGCGGTGAAATGGACGGCGACAGTGACGTAGTTCGTTTGATGGAGCTGACTAAACAATATAATGCAGAGCGTGAAAAAGCTAAGAACGATAAGCAACGAGCACGTATTGATAAGAATTTTAATCAGTTTAAAAGTACGTTTAGTGATGAAACTATTTTCCAAACAATGGTTAAAATGGACGAAGAAAGTTCACGAGAAGCTAAGTTTGATGGCGGTAAAATCAAAGCTGTGGGTCAAGACCCTGCCGCTGAAAGCAGCATCGGCATTTCAGAGCTAGAAGGCCCAGACCCTATTGAGCCGAGCAACAATAACATTCCTCGTGATAATCCATTGGCAGATATAGTAGCTCCGGGAACTGGAACAGCTATTGGATACGCAGAAGGCGGTTCATTGCTTGAAGATTCAAAGCCAGTTGATACATACGATAACATCCCAGAAGATGAGAAAGCTGCTGTAGAAGCTTCACAACTTCCAGACGATGAAATGGAAGATGAGTATGCAGAGCATGTTATGGACGAGTCTCTTACCCCAGACGACCAAGCATACTTACTAAAAGCCCTAGAGGGCGATGAAAAATTAGGTGCTATCTTTGATAAAATCATGGATACAGCCGGAGAATTTGCAGGTGAAGGAGCCGTTAAAGGCCCCGGCACAGGCACATCAGATTCGATACCCGCAAGGTTGTCGGATGGTGAATTTGTTTTCACCAGAAAAGCAACTGACCAGATAGGCACAGAAAAGCTTCAGGCTATGATGGATGATGCAGAACGTGCTTACGATGGCGGTTTAATGAAAAAGTACGGAGGCGGAAGCGTGATGTCCGGGCTAATGGAAATGCAAGACCCCGATATGGGAGTGCATAACCAGATGCTCAAGGCTAATGCAATGCCAAGCGTACGCAAACGATAAGGCCACCTGTTAGCGCAGCCCCTTATTAATACCTAAAAATAACCAGAGGCCACCTTGTAGTATCAAGCCCTATTCTTTCTCGCGAATCGAATAGCTACCTTGAAAAGACGACAAGCCCCAAAGGAGTGTGACATGAGCGAAGTACAAGAAATACAAGAAGAAGAAGTAGCAAACCCATACAACATGCGAAAAGAATATAGCGGCGAACAAGACGCTCCTTTTCAAAGTGCTGATGGTGTTTATCACGAACCTAGTCAGGCCACCCGAAAGGCCCCTGATGAAGAAAGTGCTAACTACAAAAAGCGATACGATGACCTAAAGAAACACTACGACTCTAAGATTAATGAGTTCAAACAGAAAGAACAAGAACTACAAGCAGAAGCTCGAATGACACAGCAAGTTGAACAGGCCGTACGTCACGAGGATAACACTGAAGCAGAACTTGCACACGAGTATGTTGAACAACAAGCAGAGGCACTAGAACCGGCACAGACCCCTACACTAGACGAACGTGAAGCCAGAGTAGCACGAAAAGAAGCAGAGCAAACGCTTGCTTCAGCGCATCCTGACTTTGCAGCTATTCGTCAAAGTGAAGAGTTCCACGGTTGGGCCAAAGCACAGCCAGAAGCAATTCAAGACTGGGTGTATAATAATCCAGATAACGTAGGTTTAGCGGTTAAAGCTATTGACTTATATAAGTTAGAGAATGGTTTACAAACTTCTCAAGGTACTGTAGCGAAGTCACAAACTTCGACCAAAGCTTCAGCAGCGGATATGGTTTCAACCAAAACAAAATCTATTGATGCTAAAGAAGCAAAAGTATGGTCACAAAGGGAGATTGCTGCCCTGTCTATGGCCCAGTACGATAAATATGAAAAAGAAATCGACGCAGCCATTATGGAAGGCAGAGTAGTAGCTTAACAACAATTGTCTTTTTAAATAATAGGAAACATAATCATGGCTCAATATTTCGAACCCTCAACAGATACAAATGCTAACTTTGCGAACTCTGTCTCAGGACAGACTAATTCGTTTTTCTTGCCAGCTATTTACTCGAAGAAAGTTCTTAACTTCTTCCGTAAAGCGTCTGTAGCAGAAGCTATTACTAACACTGACTATGAAGGTGAAATCTCTGCCTTCGGTGATTCTGTACGAATCATTAAAGAGCCAGTAATTAGCGTTAGCGCCTACACTCGTGGTAGCGACACTACTGCTACTAAGCTGACTGACCAAGAAATTAGTCTAGTTGTTGATTCAGCCAACGCTTTCAAGTTCATCGTAGACGACATCGAAACTTCTATGTCTCACGTAAACTTTAAAGAAGTTGCTGCTTCATCTGCTGCTTACGCTCTGCGTGACGCATTTGATAGTGCTGTAATCGTTGCTGCTTTCGCAGGTCTTTCTGCTTCTAGCCCAGACCACGTTATTGGTTCTGACAGTGCAACTGCCGATGCAACCATGGCTCACGCTACTAACTCAGTAGACCTGACTGGTTCTGACGGCACTGGTGTTGACCCACTCGACCTTCTGGCTCGTATGGCTCGCCTGCTTGACGACCAGAACGTACCCGAAGAAGGTCGTTGGTTTGTAGCTTCTCCAGACTTCTATGAGCAATTGTCTCAGTCTGGCTCTAAGCTTCTGTCTGTTGACTTTAATGCTGGCACAGGCTCCATTCGTAACGGTCTCGTTACTTCTGGTAAGCTGCGTGGCTTTAGCATGTACAAGTCTAACAACATTGCGCCCACCGATAACGCTACTGGTAAGGTACTGGCTGGTCACATGTCAGCCATCTGTACTGCACAGACTATCACTAGCACTGAGGTCATTCGTGACCCAGACAGCTTTGGTGACATCTGCCGTGGTCTACACGTATTCGGTGTTAAGGTTATGCGACCTGAAGCACTTGTTGGTGCGTTCTACGTAACAGACTAAGTTGTATCTAAATAAGTGCGGGGGCTGTAAAAGGCCCCCAATCTTTTAACAAATTCAAAGGCAAGAAAACCTATGGCAACAACCTACCTAGACTTAACCAATGAGCTTCTCCGAGAGCTGAACGAAGTACCTCTTGAATCAGGTAACTTCTCTACAGCTATTGGCGTACAGGCGCACGTTAAAGATTCTGTCAACAAAGCATACTTTGACATTATCAATCAAGAACCTCAGTGGCCTTTCCTGTCTGCCGGTGAAAGCGGTGAAGTTGACCCTATGTACGGTAACGTATATGTGGAGACAGTTGCAGGACAGCGTTATTACGAGCTAAAAGCTTCTAGTGATTCCATTATAAACGACTACGGCTCGATTGATTGGGATAACTTTTATATTACTACAGTAGGCGTAGCAGGCGAAACTGCACCCTACGCAGGCAACAACTTACGCTTCACAACCACCCAAGAGTGGAAAAGCTTCCGTCGCATCGGAGAGAACTTAGACGATGCAGACACACAATCATACGGCGAACCAGACCGAGTTATACGTAGCCCAGACGCACGTAAGTTCGGCCTAAGCCCAATCCCAGATAAAGTATACCGTGTATGGTTCTATGCTTGGAACCTCCCTACAAAGCTTGTAAGCTTCGGTGACGAGATTGTATTCCCAGAGATGTATTCTACTGTGTTACTTGCTCGTGCTCGATACTATATTTGGCAGTTTAAAGACAACCCACAAGCAGCAGCATTCGCACTAGATGACTACAAGAAAGGACTCGACAGTATGCGCTCTAACCTTATTGAGCCTGTTCCTTTTTACATGACTGATGACAGAATGAGATTCGTATAATATGGCAGCTTCCCAACCGTTTGGTTTCTCGTGTAAGGGTGGTCTTAACACCAACATCAGCGAGATTGAAATGCTCAAGCAGCCCGGTATCGCCACAGAGTTAATGAACTTTGAGGTTGACCCCGATGGCGGCTATCGCCGTATCAACGGCTTTACAGACTACGGTGGCGGTAGCACCGCAAGACCTAACAGCTCTAATGCTGTTTTAGGCGTTAAGACTTATGCAGACGGCGTAATCGTTTGCAGCGGAACAAATATTTACTTCAGTAATGATG